GAGGCAGGGTCGTTGATATCTACCTTTAGGTCATTGAGAACTTCCACTTTGGCCAAAAACTTCGCACCTTCATATTTTCCCAACTTTTCAGGATCTGTTTCATTAAAACACATTTCAGCTTCTTTTTCACATTCCTCGATTTTATCATCAATAATCTTATTCAGATCATCCAATGGTATCATTCGGGAATCGCTCATGTTTTTAATACGTGTTTGTGGAAAGTGTTGAGGTAGTACCTGAAATTATCTAAATGATCTGCACGCTTTTTGGGGTTCTTTCTATCGCCTTTTTCTATTTCGCCTACATCGTTGACAGATACATTTACGCAGTCAAATATAAGCCCTTTTGAGTTTACGGGGTCCATGGACACATTACAATTATGCAATACAGCATTTACCAAAACCCGGTTTTCCTTCACCTTTGGGTTAACCGTAGGAACCTTTAATTGCCCCTGCCCAAGGTTCAGCTTTGATTTAATGATGGTGTAATAATTTATTCCATCTTCCACCATGGCTGATGTATTTCGGCCCGTGGCATCACCTGTAACCAGGATAAGGCACCCAGTATATTTTGATACGATATAGTCGCAAAGTTTATATATATCGCTGTTATCCAATTTAATCGCTTCTACGCTCCATATATCATTTCCCTCATGCTGGTAAGCTCCGCAGGTTATCGGGTTGACGTTAAAATCAAAGGACAAACATAGTTCCAGGTTCCGCCTGAGAGCGGTTGGCTTTTGGTGCTTTTCCTTGCTGAAACTATAACAGAATGGATCTGTTACCTTCCTGTTACCCCAGAATCCTTTAGTGAATACGGCATAATAGTAGGGGTCAATGTGTTCCAGTTGTTCAAGGAAAATGATACGCTCGGACCGGCAAAACTTATTATCCTGATAAGTCGTATGGGTAGATTGGTATTTATACTCAATCCTTTTACCCTGTGGAAAACGTGGGGATGCCGGCAGGTCAAGTGTCCATGTGGAAGTAAAGTTTAATTGATTGCTTTTAAAGAAGAGTTTATAAAGCCAAAACTCTTCATAATCGCCGTCGCACTCAGGATTGAAACTACCCCACACCTTGACCTTGCCCCTGTTGTACCGCAGGGAGGTCATAAGCACTACGAAATCTTCCTGGTCAAACTGGTTCATTTCCTCTCCCCATGCGTGAGAAGGGTTGCTTATTGACTTCAGGCGGCCGGGATCATCCATACCCCGGCAAAGGAACTTGTTACCATTAACACATTTAATTTCAAGGGGTGAGCTATTGAAGATAAATAAATCCTGAAGCCCCCAGTCTGTAACAATATCTTTAATAAGCTGCCACTGAGAATCTTTTATTGTGTTGAAGACTTTGCGGACCAGTACGCACCTGAAGTAAGGTAATCGCAGGCAATCTACAATTAACTGCCTTGCAATGTGAGCTGATTTCCCGGAGTCTCTGCCTCCCCAGAGGAAATCAATATCTGCATCCGAATCTAGTAAGTAGTGATAAACGGGAAGAAACGCCTTTCGTGGTATGTCAATCTCCGTCGCTATCATCGTCGGTTATCCTAACTTTTATGACGGAATTCTTTTGTTTATTATCGGCTTCAAATATTCCTAAGTGGCGGCCTATTTTTTCAAGAGCGGAAATCTTATCCCACATTTTAAGCTCAATCACTTCTTTTTTCCCTTCATTTCCCTCACCATCACCGAAGGTCGTTACTGATTTTTTTATGCTTGAAACTGCTGCGGCTTTTGAGGAATCAATACCGGAAACGTCAATAATTTCATTGCCGGTTTTTATGTAGTTCTGAATATTCGAGAACCCTACTTTTTTTAACTCATCAATCACTTGCTGCGCCAGGTCTTCGTTCTTTTCAATTAGTTTGCGCTGAATTTCCTTTAGCCGCTTTTGAATGTGTGGTTTTGTTAATAATTCAGCCGCTATTTCTCTGGCGCTATGTTCGCTATACCCAACGTCGCGTGCTGATGCAGCGCCATTAAAATCAACCACATAGCGGTTAACAAACAACTCCTCTTTAGGCGTAAGCTCTTTATCCTCAATCTCTTCTCCCATACACTTCATTAAAACAATTTTACCCCTGATCATCAATTAACCAAGGGTAAAATAAAATAAGGTTTGCTGTTACGGCGCTGTTTCTTCAGCCGTCTGGTCGTCAATAGTCTGAAGCTTGCTATTCAGGTTGCTTGACAATGTTTTTACTTCTGCCCATTCTTCGGCTGTTGGCAGGCCCGGTATGCTGTCGATTTTTGTATGAAGCAGGGTTACATCGGCTGCTACTTTGTCTGCTTTTTCGTTGGCTGCTACAAGATCAGTTTTGATCTGCTGTAATTCTTCGTTCATTTTGAGTAATGTTTTATTAATTGAATGCAGAATACCCTTCACGCCTTCATCGTCATGGAAATAGTGATGATGTTCTATGATGATGCGCATGAAGAGTTGAATTAACTGTAAAACTACTTCACCGGGTTGGCGTCTAAAAATGTTAGCATTGCTGCGCGGGTTCTTCCGGGCTGGTTTGAAGGAATTCGTCCACTTTTATCTTGCACTCCCGGCAGAACTTTTTCAGCGTGTAGATAGATGGCTCGGCCCGGCCTTCTTCGTAAGAGGCATAGGTACATCTTTTAACCCCCAGCATATCGGCCATCTGTAACTGGGTTTTCTTTTTTAACTCTCTGAAGTACTGCAGTCTCTCTGCCATCCATTTACGGTATGCGGTTTTCAAAATTGGGGTTTTATAGGTTCATAAATAAGATGCTTACAATTCTGCGGACCGCTGAACAGGGTTTGCCTTTTAATGCAGGGTCGGTAAAGCGATCGCCGAGGTATATGTAGTTGCTCATTGTACCAGTTCATTTAAATCATCAATTACGTTCTTATAATTCAGTGCTGTATAGCGTAATACTTTCCAGCCCATTGTCAACAATAAATTGTACTTATCGCAGTCTTTTGTGTAGTGAATGGCTGTATTGTGGCCTGACTTTTTTAAGAATATGCCGCCCTCAAATTCAATGGCCAGCTTCAGGTTTACAATCGCATAGTCCAGCCTGAATTTTCGGACCGGGTGAAACTGGTATTCCTTCCTCAGTTCAAAATCCTTTTCCTGGCACCACTGCTCCAGGTTAGCTTCAAGGATGGTCAGGGCTTTGGACTTCCTTGCCGTTCCCGTTCTTTTTTCAGATGGGGTTTTGGAAGTGTTATAGCTGCGGATCTTTCCCTGGCGCTGAAGTTTTTTTAAGGCTGACTCTTTCATGGGTTAAGTGATTTGAGATAGGTTTCTTTGTCGGGCTTATTTCCAACCCATTCATTAAATCCATCAATAGTATATTCAATGGCTGCATTCCATGCGGCAGAAGCAATCTTATTCCTCTCTGCTTTTAGTTTTTCAACTTGTGATTCAAGGTGTAGGATGTGGGCTGATCTGGCAAGGTCGGCGGGGAGAAATTCGGAAATAAATTTTATATCTAGTGACATTTGGTATTCGCGTCCTCCGCGACCAAGGATATTCATGTCTACCGACTTCATTTCCTTTAGATCACTGTTCAATTTATGGTAGATAGTAGACAAGGGGCTATCTCCTGATACTTCTATGGGCTTTAGCCAGTGGGATTCACTATAAAATGGGTTATCAGATAAGTCAGGGCTTACTCTCCCGTCCTTTACTTTAAGAACTTCGCCATAACAATCATATTGGTCTGAAGTAATGATTATAGCAAAATATTGTCCATCTTCTTTTGGAAGCTCACTTACTGGTGTAGGGATGTAGACTGTATTGCTCATTGTGGTAGTGTTTTAAGGTATTCAATGAAGAGTTGTTCTGTTGTAACTTTTGCTCCCTGTTTTTGCCCTTGTTTTGGGTATGGTTGCCACTCATTAGATCCAACCCTGTAGTGGTCTGCGTCTATTAGCCACAATGAAAACCCAATAGCTCTCTGCGCCCATAGTGTTGCTCCTGCGATATAACAGGCTTGTTCGTGATGCTCATTGGTGGTTTTATCTCCGTAGCGGTGTTGGGCTTCGGCGGTTATTTTGCTGGTGATCTCTTTTGGTAGTGGTGTCATGGTTGTTTTATTTCAAAATTTGAGTTTGTTGTTCTAGTAACTACGCAACAATGTTTAAACCGATAATCACGCTGGCTATTTCTCAGTTGCTTCAAAGTATGATGTACTTGAATTGATCTTTCAGTCTCCGTTACATACATGTTTATGTAATATTCGCCAACTTTTGGCCTCCTGTCTATCACCCAATAAGTATCAGTTTCTGACCAATCGGATACAGCCCTGATTTTATCAGGATTATTTTTGGGGAGAAGCACAACCTTTTCAATTTTTGACTTACTCATGGTTGTTTGTTTTGGTTATACCATTTAATTGCATAAACAAGCCTATCAAATAGGCGAAAAGGCGAATCTGATGAGTACAGATACCAACTGAGGCTATGCACCCATTGTTCATAATCACCGTTTTTAAGAGCAAGTCCTCTGAATTTTATCCAAACCGGCATAATCCAATCCCATGATGAATGATACTGTATGTCCTCCACACTGATAAAGCTGGTAATATTTCGTTCCGGATGCCACAGCTTAGTCGAATCATGCTCCCACGGCTTCCAGCCATCAAAATCAGCTACCAGTTTATTCCCTTGTATTATTTCTTCCTGTGTCATGGTTTATCCCTCCTTTGCTTTTTAATGTGCATTTGGATTTCGCCTAACTCTATAAGCAGATGTATCGTTGGTTAATTCCTGAAGTCTTAGTATCATGTAATATATATCCTTCCATCCAACATCCTGAGTTGCATTTGCTAATCTTCGCCATGCTCTTTTGTGATCTGGAAACGATTTGTCGTATTCTCTTAACACCTCTTTAAATGGGGGTAGTTTCTTTTTATTAGCCATTGCTTTCCTCCTTTGATTGTTGGGTGTATTGAGATATAGCATTGATAGCAATTCTTGATGCCTCTTGTCCATTACCAAGCATAAGGTTGTCATAAATATTATGAATAACCCCCACCAGTACTTTTACATCTGGTATAGGTTTGATCAAATTAAGCTTTTCAAACCAGCCGTATAGCTCCAACTCAATATCATTTTTAGAATAATCCCCTTCATCTGAATCTTGATTCTCTTCTATCATTGCCCATATTAACTCCGTTTGCGCTTCCTGTTTTATTTTCTTTACATCTGGTACTGAGGCTGGTTGAACTTGTGCAATTTTTGCACTAGTTGCTATTAGTTCACGGAGTTTGGATAAGCATTTATTATATCCAACCTCTCTGTCAAAGGATTGTTCACTCTCACCGCGAGTCCATGGATTATATTTTTCAAGCTGCTCTACAATGCTTACAGGGAGGGGTGAAGGGTTTGTCAATAAAGAAAATTGAGCTACGCAAATTGCAATAACATCCATCGTATTAGCACATTTACCTTCAGGTGTCTCAATCAATCTTTTCTTTATATATGCTTGCGCTCTTTCTAAAAGACCTCCATCCACAGGGAGGGAAACAGATGAACCAGCGCGGAAGCCTGCGGCGTAATCAATCTGCCTTAGCGCACCCCCATAAAACGGAAGCTCCGCACCTATTTTTTTATCGGATTCCTTTACGTAATTCTCCGCCAGTTCCTCCACTGTCTTGGAGGGTGCAGGGGTGGGAGATTCATCGAGCCATTCATGATCCTCAAAAGTTGATGGCCTTACATAACTAACCTGCAATACAGTTTCTTTTACCGGGCGCTCCACTCCATTGCCGTCTCTCCATTTTACTAACTCATAAACTCCCGGCAGTCGATCTTTTGTTTTTATCCATGTAGGCATATCTTATTCCTCCTGTTGTTTTTATTGGTTGTTTGGTGAATTAATATTCGTCTTGTTCAGGCTCTTCTGCTGTAAGGATGCAGAGTTGAGTCGGGATACCGTTAATTAATCCAACACCTTTATCAATTTCGGTTATGGGTATTGGCGAGTGTTCCCCTTCTATCATAATGATTGTTTCGTCGGGAAATTTTTCAAGCTGCTTTAGAAGATTTTTCTTTGTCATTGTCTTACTTATTTACGGGTTATGTGAAAGTGTTTTTGTGTTTCAATAATCCATCCTCTAAAATCTAAGGCATTGGCATTATTATAAATAAGCTCAAGTTCTGCTTGCTGGCTTTCCTCTTTACCTGTTTTACTTTTTTCTTCGGCGAACATGCACAGGATACTAACTATGTCTGCGTAAGTAGTCCTTGGTACTGCATTAAAAGAAACATCTTCTGGCAGGCCAAAGTATTTTATTACGAATAACTCATAGGGGCAACGCTCTTTACCTGTGTCTGCTGGTATAGGGATGGCCATGATTCCGCTATATTCAGGAACATCAATAGTATAACCTCCGTCAAGATCATGGCAGCAACAATGAGGGCATCTGGCATCTGAGTAATCTCCGGTATCTGCAATTTGCATACCGCCACCGCAAAACATGGAGCTTCCTTCCCAGCCGCATTTTGGATTTTCACACTTACACCAATACCATTTGTCAGTATCCATTATCTGAAAATCCTTACCTTCTACTGGACTGCTTCCTTCTTTCCAGATTTTTTGTAGATCAGGATGAACACTGATTTCGGGGAGAGACGAAACATACTCCTTGAAAATATTAAGGTGAGTTAAGTATATATCAGTTTGCCCGGCTTCATACTGATGCCTTTGGGGTTCTTCTCTCTCTACTTTTTTCAGCTTGCCGTTGGTGTATAGGTAGTACATAGTATTTATTTTATACTCTTCTGCTTCACTTGGAGTATTGATGTTAAAGTGTTCGGGGTCGGTAATCTTGTCGTGGTTCATGGTTTTAGAATTATATTATTCTCTTCCAATATTTTTTCAACTGCCAACCAGTCTACCATTTTTCCGGCTGTCATTACTGCTGGTATAAGTGGCATTTGTGCTGCACTATCATCAATACACAATCCATATAAGTCTGTGTATTCTTTTTCGGGCTTCCAGAATGGATGAACTTTTTGTGTAGTAACGCCTTCAAGCGTCATATCCCAGTCATGGTGAGAATTAAACCAGATAACTGCTTTCTCTAATGTTCCGTCGAAAAACTCACAGCGCATTGTATTCAGGATTATTTTATGTCCTGCATCCTTTAATCTTTTAACCACTCTCATTGCATGGGGCACTTCCCTTCCGATCTTTGGAAATTCAAACTCTACCAGCGTTCCGTCAAAATCCAGCAATACGTTCATGGCTTATACTCCTTTTATTGTTTAGGTTCAAGATATACGATAGGCTTGCCGATAGATTCAGCATAATCTATTTCACTTCTGGTTGATTGACCAATATATCCGCCAACATTTAACACAAACACTTCATCACATATATCAATCTTTCGCTTATGCAAGTGGTCGGCCTTTTGCTTATAGTCACTTTCTGCGCCGTATTCACGTTCTATATCTACAAACATGCAGCAGGGAAGTAGCGCTATGTCTCCACGAATAACTGAATCGTATTCTGCTTTTTTAAATGCTTCAAGCGCAACTCTGAGTGACCCGCAGTAACAAACTATTTTTGTCTTTTCCATAATCTATCCTTTAGTGTTTATGTATTCGTTGTACTCAGCTATAGTTGCATATTCCCATTTGAAACCTCTGACATATTCGATTTGTTTCCTACAGCATCTTCCAATATCGGAGTTGTCGCACTTGGTTTTCAGGCCTGCCGCCAACATGGATTCATAAACCGCCACTAAGCGGCCATTCTTCCTAAATTGTTTAACAGGCTGCCTTGTTCTCAAGGGAGGCGGCGTATCTTTTCGCGTAGTTCATTATGTCCGAAGCCAGCTTATGTTTTTGACCTATCCAGTTTCTATCTCCACACTCCATCCATCGAACAGCTATTATTCTGGCTTCATCCGTTATCTCAGACATGGGGATTAGCTGGTATTCCTTGGCTAATGCTTTTTTTATTTCTTCGTCTTTACTGCTCATTTTTTAGTAGTGGGGGTTTAGGTACATAAATATTCTGTATTCTTTTTCCTGGTTAAAACGGGTTCTCGTCTTTATCTGTTGGCTCACTGTAATCAATAGGCACATATCCTGAAGGCGCATTTAACTCTTCATAGAAATTCATTTTCTCGGGATCAAATCCTAGTTTCATTTGAAATGGTGCGCCATTTCTCCATTTTGGCGCAAGAAGATCCGCCTGGAATTTAGTGCTGTTATTATCCTCGTCAAACTCGTACCCGCTCATAAAGTCCCTGTGCAGGAACATTACAACGTCGGCATCCTGTTCAATTGCGCCCGATTCCCGGAGGTCCGATAGCTTTGGAAACCTGTCTTTATAAGCCCTGTTGGTTACAGCCCTGTTAAGCTGGCACAGCGGGATGATAGGAATGTCTAACTCGCCTGCCAGTACTTTTATCCCCCGGCTCATCTTTGAAACTTCCTGTTCCCGGTTATAGTTTTTATTTGATTGTTCGCCGTCAACCAACTGCAGGTAATCAATGAACAGGATATCACAGCCTTTGGACGCCTTTAACTTCATTGCCTTTGCCCTTATATCTGTCATATTCACTTTGGTCTTATCGCTTACGAAAATGGGCAGGTGAATCAACGATGTAGATACCTTGTTATAGAACTTCCGGTGTAAATCTTCGTCTCTTGCTATTGTCCGGTATATTTTCCAAAATTCAATATTGGTATCAATCGAGGAAAGCCTTGCTGCGATCTCATTGTTGTTCATTTCAAGGG